TATCTAAAAACCCATGGTTGCCGTTAATCAGAATGATCTAAGGATCAGGAATGCTGAAAATCTAATAGACTCATTCAAGGAAACCAATCCTTATGTTTTCATTGGCAGGACAAGTCAATGGGAAAGTGATGTAGCTATTCCTATGGTAGCCAGACAAAGGGCTGGTGATATGAGTCCACCATATCCTGAGAATAATTTCAAAGACTTCTATAGAGTTCATGACAACATGATGTCTCTAAAGAAGGTACAGAGTATTGATGTACATCATTTGATTCCAAGAATCCCTTGGATTTCTGGTACAACATATGATATGTACCGTCATGATTATAATGAATACAGAAGATCCACTTCTAATGCAAAGAATCTATATGATTGTGTATTCTATGTCCTGACTCAATCAAGGGATGTATATGTTTGTTTAGATAATAATAAGGGTGTTCCTTCTATTGTTGAACCACAATCAACCACAGATGAACCATTCTACACCTCAGATGGTTATCAATGGATGAGGTTATATACTGTCAGTACAGATGACCTCAGGAATCATTCAACCAATAATTTCATTCCAGTCACTGATAACGAAATCATTTCAACAACACCTGGTGCTGTTTATACGGTAGTCATTGAATCTGCTGGTAACTTCTATACTGATTCTCCTGCAGGAGCAATGAATGTTATTCCATACTACTACTGTCATATCACGGGTGATGGTACAGGTGCTATTGCTAGATTAACAGTTAGTGACGGTCGGATTTCTACCGTTCGTATTGTAGAAGAAGGACAGGACTACACATATGGTGTAGTGGACTTTGTTGCTAATAGAGTATATGCTTCTATTTCAGATCTCAAACAAGGTATTAATGCACTGAACCCATCAGGCGATGGTACACTGAATTGCAGTGTGATTATCTCACCACCAGGTGGATGGGGATATGACAAGGAGAAAAGTTCTGATTCTGGGGTTATTGCAAGGGAAAAGAAGAATGCAATCTTTGCCTTGTGTAGACAGTTGGGTTCCACTAGAGTTGGTGTATTTTCTAGTCTTAAGTCAGATCTGAATAATGACTTTATTGAGAAGACATTGTTTAGACAAGTCGGCATTGTTCAGAATCTAAAAGGTGTAGACGGATCACCTGAAACCCTTTGTGCTCATTATGCAGTTAAAGTAACTGAATTAGTTGGTAGTGAAGAGGTTGATTATATGATTGGTGAAGAGATCAGTCAACAAACACCAGATGAAACAGATCCAACAATCAAGTATACAGCCAAAGGAATGGTCATTGGTTGGGATCCTGTCAACAATATTCTTCGTTATGTACAAGATCCATTCTTACATCTTGATGGTAACCACAATAAGTTGTTTAGATTTGTTGGTAATCAAAAGATTATTGGTGACACATCACATAAGGAATCAACACCCGAAATAACATTTTCTGCCGGAACTGAAACTACTGTTGGTAGTATTACCTTCAAGGATGGATACTCCGTACCTGAATTTGAGAAGTATTCAGGTGACCTAATTTACCTTACAAATCAGAGTCCAATCCTGAGACAAGAGGATCAAACCGAGAGAATAAGTTTAATAATCTCTTACTAAATACATAAAAAAGTAGTTATAGAAGATGTCTATTCGGACAAATACAAATGTGTCACCATATTATGATGACTTTGATCAGCGCAAGAATTACTACCGTGTAATGTTCAAGCCTGGGTATCCAATCCAGGCTAGGGAGCTGACACAACTACAAACAATCATTGGTGATCAGTTAGAGAAACTATCTTCTGTTTACTTGAAGACAGGTCAAACTGTTATTCCTGGTGAGTATAATATTAATATTAATGCTCCCTATGTTAGATTGTCTTCTATTACTCAGGGGTCCAAAGCAAAGGATTTCATTGGATATACCGTTACTGGTGTTACATCTGGTGTAAAGGCTGTTGTTACTTTTGCCGAAGAAGTAGTAACAAGGGAACAGGAGACCGAAGGTCTAGAAATTGCAGACGCTACTTTTTACCTAGAATATACTTCTTCTGGAACATCTTCTGAATACGAAACTTTTATTGAGGGTGAAACCCTAGAATCCACTCATCCAGATTTTTATACTGCTACTGTAGGTATTACGGGTATCAGTGCTCCACTTGACAGTAAAGCAACTGGTAAAGGTAGTTTGTTTGTTGTAAAGGAAGGATATTATTATATTGATGGTACTGTTGTTCGTAGTGGTGATCAGACTATCACCCTAGACAAGTATGGTCAGAAACCAACATACAAGGTTGGATTTAATGTTGAGGAAGACTTTATTAACTCTAATGAAGACGAATCACTAAAGGATAACGCACAGGGTCATTCTAACTTTGCAGCTCCTGGTGCAGATCGTCTAAAGATTAGTCTAGTTCTTACAAAACAAAATTCAGAAGAATTTGACCCCTATTTTGTGTATCTAGTTGATGTTATCAGTGGTAACATCGTAGGTGCTGCTAATAATACGAATAGATTTGCTTGGTTACAAGCACTTCTTGCTAAGAGAACATTTGATGAATCCGGTGATTATATCATCTCTGATTTCCCCATCAAACCGATGGAATATTGGAATAACGCCATCATTGATGATGAGGAAGTTAATGTAGGTGGTTTGTTTGATCCAGATAGAGATGGATTCTACAACCCAATTCCAGGTAGTGGAGAGACACAAACACTTACATTTGAAGAAGCTGATGACAACTATGTGATCTCAGTTAATCCTGGTGAGGCATATGTCCAGGGATATAATGTAGGTTATAGAAACCCTGTATATGTATTTGGTAAGAAATCAAGAGAAGAGAACTTAATTCCCAATACATTTACACAGATCAACCCTGGTATTAATGTTCCTATCAGTAATATGTCTGGTCTACCAGATATTGAAAACATCAGGAAGAACAATATTTCAGCTGATGCATTTACCACAATTGCCACCTATCGTAATTTCATTGATGGATTTACCAGTGAAGCTGAAAGGTTAGGTAGAAGTCTTAATGCTGGTGAGAGACCTTGGAAGACATATCACATTTTAACAGACAATGCAATTGGAGTTGCAACAACAACTAGTGCTGATGATATTGTAGAGGTAGAGATTCTTGATGGTGAGACAAATACATTAAAGGATACTGGTACTGTAGTCTATCCATTTACTACTACTACAACACTCAATATTGGCACTAGTGTTGTTCTTAACTTAACTTCAGATAATACCATCATCAAGAGAGGTGACAAGATCAGAGTTAAATCTGATGATGATACAACTGGTGGTGCAACTGGAACAACAGGTGCAACTGGATTACCTTCTACAGATGCAAGGGTTCTCATCTGTGTAGAGATGGATCCAGTGAGAACTGGCGTGATGACACCAAAGTATCTACAACCAAAGAATCTAATTAATACGGTTGATGGTTACTATAGTAACCTATCTTCCTTCCGTTTGGGTGTATCTTCTTCTGAGTTCTTTACTGAACTTGCTGTAGAAGACCTAACTCCTGGAAAGGAATGGGAAGTCAATGGTATGGTGAGGGGTGAACAAAGTGAAGCCCTAGGTAAAATTGAACAAGGAACCGATGATAATCTTCTAATTGTATCTAATATTTTAGGTGAATTTGCTAATGGTGAAACTGTTACCCAGTTCACTACACAAGATTTAAGAGTCTCTAAAAAACTTCCTGATTCATCAGGAGCCGAGTATGATGTTATTAATGCTGTAAGTGGAGATATCACCATTGATATTGGAGATGAGTTAGATGATTGTACAGCCATTCAGTTTGTATCTGGAACTGGAACAATTACAATTCAGGATGCACTTGGAACAACAGGGGCCACTGGTTCTGTTGGAAAGAAGGATGCCTATTATCGTATCCTTTCAGCAAGACAAGAAACTGCCGGTCAAATTATAGTTACTGTAGATGCTTCTATCGTTCCAGTTACAACTGGTGGTAAGGTGATCCTACAAGGACTATATTATACTTGTTTGACAACAATGGCAGATATGCCACCAATCAAACAAGGCAGAATCTTCATTTCTGGTGAAGCTGTTAAGTTCTACTTTAATGATTATTTGAATGATAGTAGACCAGATGGAAATTCTGGTGAAGGTGGTGGTGGAGATGCCAGTAATAATGGTAGTGGTGACCCAAACAATAGAGTAATCTTCACTCCTGATGTTCAATTAGTATATGAAACTGTCTTAAGAAATATCAGGTCATATCCTAATCCTGATGGATTATCTACACAGGAAGAAGCTAACAACTGGTTCTATGATGCAATCAAAGAATTACAGGCTAATAATGTAAACGAAAAGATTTATTTACAACAGAATCCACCTGCTATTGCTACTGATGGTGACATTTGGATTCAAAATGATGGTTATGATATGTTCGTTTGGGATGGTACAGCCCTAAGTTGGGTTGGTTTAAATGAATCATCAAATAACCCAGCTGATGTTGGTTATAACCTAAACATTACAGTTGATTCTTCTATTGCTGGAGCCATTAGTCCAACACAAAATAGTGTTGCTCCTTTTGCCTTTAGAACTCCTGACAACTATGATTTATCTGGTGTCAAGTACATCATTGTTTCTGCTCTTGGTACCGCTATCACTTTGTATGGTATTAATTCTGAAAATGTTCCTCTTGATTCAACATCTGGAGCGGCTGTACCTGATTTCTATTATGATGATGACAGAAATGATATCGTATTGACTAGAAATGGAAGAAGTAGAGTTACTAACTTCCCTTATTTCGTAACTGAAGACAATGTAGAGGAGAACCCAAGAGTTAACTTTGAGGTAACTGCTCACTATAATGATGACCCAACAGTTGAATATATCCGTGGATATACTTTCCTTGCCCCGTTCATCATCACTAATACGATTAATAAGACTAAGGCTTTATACTCTGATCTAATTGATCCAACTGGAGCTAAGTTCTCTGCCAATATTTCCCTACAGGAATCAGAAGATACTGATGTAACTTCTGTTGCTGATGGTGCTTTATTCAGTGGATTTGCTGGAAGAAACTTCCTTAAGTGTGATAACTTCTCTGGTGATACTTCGGAACAACTTATCACTGGAGATATTGTAACATTCACGAATGATAATGGTCAGGTAGAACAAAAGGTTGTTCTATTTGCCACACAACCTTATGGATTTGGTTCTAGCAGATCATCTTCCATTATTTACTTTACAACTAATATTCTCGGTAATGTAACTGGTAAGGTTGTACAGAGACTAAGACTTAAGGAAGACGGAGATCCAAATGAGAAACTATTGTATGAACTACCTGCTAGTGTTATTTCTGGTCTAGAAACTGATCCTAATATCACTGGTATCAGTTATGAAGTATTCAGAGAGTTTGCAACTTCTATTGATAGAAATGCAACTGAACTAACCATTTCTACATCTAAGACCAACGAAGAGTTCCTGTCCAGACCAGGACAAATTATGATTGTTTGTGATACTGTCACAGATGGAACTAACGAAGAAGTAGATGCTAATACTGGTAGATTACTTAGATTATCTGATTCTGGTTCCATTACTATTGGTGATAGTGGAAGGAAGATTACTATTACATTAGAAGAACCCTGTGCCACTGAGATGGATCTAAAGGTTATTCTACCTGTCAAGGTCAATGACGCTAAGGCTAGAAGGAAGATTCTAAGAAGAAATGTTCAGTTAAGAGTTACCTATAACGAAAACTTCAAACAGGACCCTGTACTATCTCCTGCAAGTCAGAGAGCAATTGATCTAAAGAATACTGATATCTTTAGAATCAATTCTATTATGATGGAATATGATGGTGGTGAAATTGATGTAACCAAGAACTATATCTTTGATAATGGTCAAAGAGACAATATTTACGCCTTGGGTCAGTTAATTAGAGAACTCAATGCCCCTGCTCCCAGTGGTGATTTAATCATTAACTATGATTACTTTGAACATGACGGAGATGGTGATTTCTTTAGTGTGGATTCTTACACCCATGATGATGGTATTGATTATAGTCAGATCCCAGCTTACAGTCCAGATGCCGGATCTTCTAGTAATCCTGTCCTAGATAAGGACTCTAATATCTTTATTCCACTTAGAGATTGTGCTGATTTTAGACCATCTGTTAACTCTCTAGTCAATGAGGATGGTACTGGAACCCCTTCATATATTCCTCTACTTACCCCAGACAGATCTACAGAAACATCTGTTAACTTCTTAGAATCTAAGAATGGTGGTGATGGCACTGTATCCAGAATTCCTATTCCTGGTTCACAGTTTAGATGTGATATCCAACATTATCTACCAAAGATTGATACTTTGTTCTTAGATAAGACTGGAAAGATGACGATTAGTCATGGACTTCCTGCTGAGAATCCAACTGCACCACCAGAGATTTCAAACGGAATTAAGTTATATGACTTGTATATACCAGCATATACCTTCAATATTTCTGATATTGTAGTTAAGAAATACAACTATCGTCGTTACACGATGAAAGATATTTCTAGAATTGACAAGAAACTTACTAAGGTACAAAACTTAGTATCACTCAGTCTTCTAGAACAGGAAGCAGTATCACTCAGTGTCAGGGATGCTGTTACTGGATTGGAGAGATTTAAGAATGGTATCGTAGTTGATGCTTTCAGGGATCACTCTAAGGGTGATGTTGGTCAAGATCAATATAGGAATAGTGTTGATCCAAAGTATGATCATTTAAGACCACCTTTTGTCAGAGACCAGATTGAACTAGAAGAACAATATCAGTATGATGAGAACAGGTTGAGATTTGGTGGATATAGAAATAACGCAGGTATTATCACCTGTGATTACAATAATGTTGACTTTATCATTCAACCATCTGCCACAAGATGGATTAACCTCCAACCATATTCTGTATTCACCTATGAAGGTGTTATGGTACTTGATCCAGAGGTTGACACCTTTGAGGATGTTACAGTTCTTCCAGACCTAGTTATTGAAGACAACAGTGTCTGGGATGCTATGGAAAACCTAAACGAACTTCTAGAAGCCGCTGGTCTTGGAACTGTATGGGGTGATTGGGAAACAACTTCTACAACAAGGGAGACAATCAATAGTAGAGGTAGAAGTCGTCCTAGAAATACTGATGGTAGTGGTGGTAGAAGTAGATCACTAGCTCCAGGTTCAACTCTTATTACAACAGAACAGATCCGTGAAGGTCTTACATTAGATTTTGATCCAGAAACAGCTTCTACAAATGAAACCTCTTATGGCGAAAGGGTGGTTGATGTTAAGTTAGCAAGAACAATGAGGACTATTCCTGTCAATGTTTTTGCCAATAGACTTAAGCCAAATACAAGATATTATGCTTTCTTTGATGGTGTAAATGTAAGTGATTGGTTTGATCCAACTGCAATTTCAACAACATTGGAGTACACAGATAATGTAAACAGATTTGATATTCCTTTGACAAATGTTAGACCAATACCAGGAGGTGCACCAATTGCTGATGATGGTATTGGGTTTGGATCACCTATCATTAGTGATGATACAGGTGCTGTTACTGGTGTGTTCTTGATTCCAAACGGAAGACCACCAATCAAGGGAAGTAAGTTCACTGGTAACCTAGAAGATGTTCAGTATCAACAATCAGGCCCAAGTAGATCATTTGCTACTGGACAAAGACTATTTGTACTAACTTCTAGCGTAGATAATGCTTCCGATCTAGATCTAGTTGAAGGTATTGCCAAGAAGGAATTCATGGCATCCGGTATTCTACTGGATAAACAGGAGACAATCGTTTCTACCAGAATCCCAGAAACCAAGACTATCACTGACGAAAGAACAATTTATGAAGTAATTCCACCCCCATCACCACCAGACCCAATTGCTCAATCATTTGATGTAGAGACAAACTTTGAATCTGGTGTATTTGTAAGTGAGATTGATATCTTCTTCCGTACAAAGGATGCAAATCAGGGTTGTGAATTATATTTGGTTACCACTGATCAGGAGTATCCAACAGATAAAATCCTACCTCATTCTAGAGTTACCAAGAATGCAAATTCTATTATTAGACTCATTTGTGACTTGGGTACTCTGTCAACTGTTACATTACCAGCTGGTCTAGTATTACAGGGTCAAGAGTCCGGAGCAACTGCTACTGTTCTTGCTACTTCAAGATTTAACTCTGCTGGAGTTGATAGTGTGGTTAATGTTTCTAATACAGTTTATAATGTTGTATTAGACAACTATATGGGAGAATTCCTACCGGGTGAAGAAGTTGTACCACAAGGAGGAGCTGTCGTTGAGGGTGACTCCCTCATTATTGTTCCGGAAGAAGCTACCTTTACTATTGTACAGGATGAGGTCATTCCATCCAGAGTTGATATTAAGAGTCTAGGCAAGGATTATACTTTAGCTGGATCTAAGGTAGAATTTTCCACCCCAGAACTACCAGGTGGTAGAACAGCCACTGGAGAGATTAAGGTTTCACAGTCAACTGTGACGAATTCAATTGATGAGGAGATTACAGGACTTGTATATGAAGTCAAGATTCTTGATCCTGGATCTGGATATATCAAGACACCATCAGCCCAGTTGGTTGGTGATGGAACTGGTTGTCTACTAGATGTTAGGGTAAGAGAAGGTATTAAGGCTGTAGATATGGGTGTTACCGTATCCGATGACGCCACACTGGCTACTACATTCAAGTTTGAAGCTCCTGTATATCTAATTGGTGGTGCTACATATGCTATCGTAGTTAAGTCACCCAACTCCCTAGAGTACACTGCCTGGACTTCTAAACTTGGTGAAAACCAGATTGGAACAGACAGAAGAGTTGTCGCTCAACCAAATCTAGGTTCCTTGTTCATGTCACAGAACGGTAGACTGTGGACAGAAGATCAATCAATGGATCTTAAGTTCTCCCTCCGTAGATGTGAGTTCAAGGCAAATAATACTTGTGAGATGTCTATGTTTAACAAACCCATCTCCAAGAGGATTTGTCCCGATGACTGTATTGAAGTGTCTGCCGGTACTGACTTTATTCCTACTGATCCAGAGTCAGATGAATTTGGTGTCAATCTCAAGGTTGTCAAGATAACACATCCAAATCATGGATTGGTTAAGGGTGACTTGGTTGCCTTGAGTGGTGTTGTCGGTGATCCCGGAACAATTCCAAATGATTCTTTCAACACACTCCACCAGGTGGTAGATGCTCTACTGGATACATTTACGATTAAGGTTGATTATGATGAGAATGAGATTACACCAATTTCAGTTAAGGCAGGTGGACCTAATGTTATGTGTTCATATAATAGACCATATGAAACTATCAACTTGTATTCTGGATTGATGTCATTCCCAGATACAGATATTATTGCCAGAAATAGACCAACACAACATGCTGGAGTTACCTTATATAATACAACTAATCAATATGTTTTAGGTGAATTGGGTCAAATTCCTATTATGGATACCTTCTATTACAATGGTGCCAAACAAGTTGCCAACTATCTAAACGAGGCAAAATATAATGACACATTTAAATTGAATGGTAGAACAAGTATGGAAACCAGATTTAGGTTCTCCACTAGTAACTCTGCCATTTCTCCTGTAATTGATTTACAGAGAACCAATATGAATATCATTCATAACTTGATTGATGCCCCAACAGAGGAAGAAGTTGATGGAGCTAGAACTGCTTCTGTTACATTTAACAGTAGTACCAGAGAGTTTGGTCTCCAAAGAGGTAGTCGTGTTGGATTTACTGGTACAGACGGATTGATGAAGTATGTGACTGTAAGTGACATCAACCACTCCTCCAATACGATTGAATTCTATGGTGGTAGAGAGTTATATCAACTAACCAAGTCATCTACTTTTAATGTAGATGTTATGAATGATGGTGACTTTGAAGAGATGTCAGTCAAGACTTCTAGAGATTTCTTGAAGGAAACACATCGTTATGGTACAACATATGCCAAGTGGTTATCTAGAACATTCTTCTTTGAAGACGAATGTGATGGATTAGAAGTCAGACTCAGAGCTGTATTCTATGGTGCCACTGATATTACTGCTTACTATTCACCAAGATCTGTTGGTACAGTAAGTGGTTCTACAGAAGACACAACTTGGATTCCTTTCAATATCAACTCTACAAATCCAAATACTGGTGAGATTTATCCTGCTCTACCTGATAATGTCTTGACCATTAAGCCAAGAAACCCAGAGGATGTTGATCACAGACTCTTCAATGCTCTAGAGTATCAAACTCTAGTATGGAGTGCCCAAGACTTAGCTAAGTTTGAGGGTGTTGCGATTAAGATCGTAATGAGACAACAGAATCCGGCACTTGCTCCTATCATTGATGACATGGTACTACTGGTCAGTGAATAATCTAAATAACTAAAACTAATAGGAGACAGTGAAACATAAAGTAGAAGGTCATCAAAACCTTTATAAGGATGAATCAAGTGGTGTTATTGTAAATCGTTCTACAGTTGATCGTGATCGGTATCGTCTCGCCAAGAGACAATCCAAATCACAAATGGAATCTACTGAGGAAATTTCTAAACTCAAAGAGGAGATTTCTGAAATTAAAAGTCTTCTAAAACAATTACTGAGCAAGTAAATGGCACTGAATTTCCCTAGCAATACCACTCAACCTTATATTGATCCGGTATCAGGACTCAAGTATATTTTTAATACTGCTGTTGGGGCATGGGAAACTGCCATTCAGCCTCCAGTAATTGTTTCTGATACTGCACCAGATATTTCTATTCCAGGTTTTATGTGGTGGGATAGTATTGGTGGTTCACTATATGTTTACTACAAAGACACTGATTCCACCCAATGGGTAGAAGCTGTACCTACACCAAATAGTGACCGTAATGTATTATTCTCTGATGAACCACCACCAAGTCCAGACAATGGAGACATGTGGTGGTGTACCAAAGGTAATGATGGTGGATACTATGGTGGTGGAAGACTTTATATCTACTACCAAGATAATAATGGTGTAGAGAACTGGATTGATGCATCTCCTAATGTAGGTGGTGGTAGTGGAGGTGGTGGTTCTTATGACGGACCAACTATTTCATCTGGTCCTAATGCCCCAACTGGTGCTGATCAAAATGACCTATGGTATGACACTACCAATGGTATTTTAAAAATTTATGATGGTGGTTTGTGGAAAGAAACCGTTGACTTTGACAAGATTGATATTGGTGTTTTATCTCTGACTGTAACTGCACCATTAAAGAATAATGGAACCGCTTCAAATCCAAATTTAAGTATAAACAAAGCAACAACTGGTTCTGTTGGTACTGTTAGATTTGCCACACAATCAGAAGTAAATGCAGGCACTAGTACTGATACAGCAGTTACTCCTGGATCTTTACAACTTGGTATTTCTAACTATCTTCCTGATGCAACAGAAACCATCAAAGGTGTTGTTAAGTTAGCGACACAGGCAGAAGTAAATACCGGAACAAATGATAGCCATGCAATTACACCAAAGAAACTAAAGTCTTCCCTTCCTGTTTTAGGTCTTGATGGTATTCCTACTGGTACTGTAATTAGTTTTGCTGGTCAGACAGCACCCACTGGTTACTTAATTTGTGATGGATCTGAAGTTGATAGAATCGAATATGATGTATTGTATGCTACAATTGGAACAGTTTATGGCCCTGGTGATGGGTCAACCACCTTTAATTTACCCGATCTAAGGGGTGAATTTATTCGTGGTTGGTCAAAGGGTGGTGGTACTCAAAGACCTGATGTTGATGTAGGTAGAGACTTTGGATCTACACAGGGTCAGTCAATCCAGTCACATTCTCACTCAATGCCAGCTGGTGCTGCTTCTACTTCTGGTATTAGACCTGGTGGTGGAAATAGATCAGCTGATACTACTACATCTAATACAAATGTGTTCCCTTCTGATCCAGATGCGGAAACAAGACCAAGAAACGTCGCAATGCTCTACTGTATTAAATTCTAATTATGGCCGTACAATTCCAAGCTAATTTAAAAATTTCTATTGGTGCTTCTTTCCGTCAAGAGTTTCACCTATCAAATCAAGATTTATCTCCAATGAATATTACTGGATATAAAGTCCATGCTAATATTGCCAAACACCCCACATCACTAGATGCTGTAGAAACCACTAGTGAGGAGGTTATTTATAACTATATCCCATTTAAGACCAGTGTTGTTAATGGTCAGAAGGGTATCTTTGCTATTACTCTAGATTCTTTCCAGTCTTCAAAACTCAGAGAAGGAAAGTATGTTTATAACTGTGTATTAGAAGATTTGAATGGAGATCGTATTGACAGTGTAAGTGGTTTAGTATTTGCTGAGGTTGCCTTTGGTTCTGCACCACCAGAAGATATGTTAGTTGATGGTGGATCTGCAGGACTTGTTAAGGATAGTTTGTTGGATGGTGGTGGTGCCTGATCTAAATAGTCATAAAGGGTAGGGACATGGCATTACAATTTCCAGCAAGTCCAACATTAAATTTCCAGTTTACTGCTGCTAATGGTACACAGTACACTTGGGATGGTCAGAAATGGCAAGCCAATAGAGATTATAGTGGAGGAGGTGGTACACCTCCAGGTCCTGGTGGTGGATATTGGACACGAGATAGTGCTACCGGAACTTTGTATCCAACAACTGATAGTGACAATGTTTCCATTAGGGGTGGTGGAGTAGAAAAGATTGGTTTGGATTCTGATGGAACAGTAGAACCTCAAAACATTTCTTTCGATGATTTCAATTCACTACCTATGGTTCCCTAAAGTAGAGTATATAAATAAATACAACTATAAACTAATGCCTAGTAGGGTCTCAAATGGCTTATAAGATTACAAAAATTCAAGTCCGTCGTGACAATTTCGAGAATTGGAAGACCAATAATCCAATCCTATCTGTTGGTGAATTTGGATATGATACCACTAATAATGAACTAAAGATTGGTGATGGAGAAACTCCATTCATTGGTCTACCCCCTATTGGTGTTGATAACGAAGTAGATTTCCTTAATGTAGAAACTGATATTCTACCAGCAGTTGATGCCGGGGTTGATGGTGCCACTGGAATGTCTCTTGGTTCATCAACCAGGAGATGGAAAGATATCTATGTTTCCAGTGGTTCAATTTATCTAGGTGATTCTAGATTAACATTTGGTGCCACGGGAGTTGGAACCGGAGATACTCCAGATATAAAAGAACTCCAGATTGAGACCCTGGATGGTTCTGGTAATGTTGTTGAAGTAAACAAGATTGCTCTTCAGAAAGACTTTGATAATGTAACCACTGAAAATTTAGACCTATTAAATCCTGGTTCAACTAGTTTTACTGGTACATATTCATTCCTTGGTGACACTAGTGCATACTGGATTCCTGATGCAGAAAGACCAGATGGACTCCCTCTACAGTCACAGGCAGACTTAAACAA